AAATGCGGGCCGTTAAACCCGTTAATTCCAGTAATCAAAAACCTCATTTTGCACCCCCCATAATTGCCTTAACGTTCTGCAGCACAAGCTCTCTGCTTATGTTGTTGGCTCCACCTTCTGCAAATATAGAAACGCCATTTCTATTCACCGGTACCAATGCTTCGAAGTTACGCTTATGCCCGACCATCCAATTTGTAATTAGATGAACAGCCGGATGACTATATGCTCCCATTACCCACATATTACCACTATCAGTCCCTATCGACATCTTACAGCTAAGGGCCAGTCTTACTTGATCGAAAAACGTTAAATGTGTATATGAATGACATAGTCCAATTATCGTGTCGTTCTTGTACCCAAACTGGAATACATCATAACCGTGATATTTTAAATCCTCAACAAGCCTTGAGTACCAACTCCTCGATGGCGACCTTGCTATCATACCTGTCGCTGTAGCGAATGGCCACAATGCTATAACCTTCTTCTTGGTACTCGTATCAGCTTCATTCCGTTTCGAGTATGTCTGGAAGTTTTCATCATCACTGCCTATGTCAAACCACTGTTCAAGCTTCGGATATAGATCATCCTCCGAAAGACACGAAAGCAGATCATGTACTCCGGCAATATACGCAGTCTCTTCCACGCAGGACACATGGTTATACCAGTCCGGACGGGAATGCTTCCAATCATCTACCACGCATGAAAGCCAGCATCCTTCTATAATGCGCCTGTCTGCCTGTCCCACTCCGTCCCACTTCTGAGTAATCTTTATTCTGTCTATCAATGGATGATTAAGGAAGAAAGGTGCCATGTATCCAACCTTCTTCTCTATTGCCCAAATCTTATAACTCTCCGGATACTTCTTTTCAAAATAGGTAAGTACGGGCAACCCCATAATCAGGTCACCCGTAATACCATAACTCACACCCCAAATTTTTAAGTTCTTAGCTGCAGGTAGTAGCATATAATTCCCCGTTCTCAAATTGAGTATGATAGCCTATTTTCTCTAGGTGCTTTACCATACCTTGTAAACCATTGTGCACTTCCATCGAAATCTGCTGAATGCGCTTTGCGTCATCTACTGTTAGATCATTAACAACTCCATGCTCACAGCCCTCGATATCCATCTTAAGGTGGTGTATGATTCCATTTGGCATCACATCAAGCAGATCCCTAATGGTAATAGTCCTTACATCATACGTTTTATGCTTCCTACTTGAATACAACCCAGAAACATTGCCCCATTCTGGCAAGCCATCAAACTCTGCGAACTTCATAACTTTTGGCTCACCGGAACCAACCAATGCATTCTTTACAAGTGCTATTCCAGATACACCAGCAAACGTATTTATGAAATTTGCTATATTACTTTGATTAGGCTCAAGAGCGAATATGCGAGGGTTTTCTATATTAGCCTGTATATCTCTAATAAAATTACCTTGACACGCTCCGGCATCTATAAATAGTCCATCTTCCGGTATTACACTAAAATCTACTAAGTGGCTTCCAAACGTTTTAATCCTGGCCATCAGTACCCCTCTTTCAAGCATTTCAAAAATGGCCTTCCTGCGTCTGTGGTTCCTATTTCTTCTACCGACGCAAAGCCTCCGTTAAGCTTAACCATCGCCCTGAATGTTTCAGCAGTCAAGGCACCCGCATAACCATATGAATGCGGAGGAAACTCAAAGAACATACACTTCTTTGCCTTATCCGCAACAGCACCGAACAGGATCCAGAATGCAGCAGAATCTTTATCAGCAACCAGCTTCAAATGTAACATACTCATGGCCGATATAACATCGTGCTCCGGCATGGCTTCAATCGTATCCATGTTCACGTTTTCGCATTTGAAGCGTGCATCAGTATCGCTGCCCTCTGCCAACATTTTAGCAAATGCAATCTTCTCTATATCAGCGTCTATTCCATACACAGAAAATTGCTCAGAAAGCTCAAACACGAACCACCCCACATTACAACCTATATCCAGCCACGTAGTGTCTTCGTCCATCCAAGGCTCAAGATTCTCGTAGATTATACCGGCCCTATCCACACACTCCCTGTTAGCAGGCACCAGTGTTCCGAACGCCGGATCATTAAGCTCCGACTCTGTCCTAGGAACACCACAGTACTCTTCAAACCATATGGGCTGATGGACGTCTTTGAGCGACTGGTATTCATGCGTTATCATATTTTTCTCTGCTTCAGTAAGTATATCATAAGAAAGATCATTTCTATCGCAAAGATTCTTCATGATTGCTATATACCCTGACAATGGATACTTGTATCGCATCTGGTATTTATTATCACCACAACACTCACCTTCCATGACAATGGCCTCAACATCACCCTTGCCTCCGTAGAATGGAATTGGAGTATATGGGTCATCACCAAAATCAATGAGCTTGATATTCCCACTTTCATCCTGCAAGATATGCTCGTGTTTGCATATCCACGGTATGCCGAATTTGTATAGCTGCCGCATTGTTATCAACGTACAGGTTGCTATCTTGAGCATCAACTCCTCGTCTATGACATCTGGCAGTGGATGTAGTTTTTCAAGCATAAAGAACTGTCCGAAATTTCCATCTTCACCAAGGCCGAGAAAGCCAACAGTACCTGGAATACCAAGCTTCAAGACTGCCAACTCTCTCTCACGGCACTGTGGCGTATTTGGAATCTTTACTACAATTGGCTTTTCCTGTACCCCTATCTTAGTGTCAATACAACGACTACCGAGTCCCTGTATCTCACATGGAGCAGCATCTTTAAACGTCATAAGACCTTCTGTAATCCGATCTATGTCATTCTTTATGAGCTGTATTCTCCCTTCCATTTTATTATCACCGGATACTACCCTTCCGGATTGATCGTCTGGGAAGTTAGCAAGACCTGCATAGTGTATAACCCATGAGTCAAATCTACTTGCGCTGTTATTCCATGACTCAGAAAACATGCTCATGTGATTGAACTGGTATGGCAACTCGTGTACTTCGTGATCAAACTTATGGATATTATACCCGATCAACGCATCGTCAAATCCGAAACCTGTCCAAAGCCCTTCTGATTCTCTAAGCTCTTTCTCTTGTTCTGGATAGTGTACGCTTCTGGCTCTTTGAAATATATCCTTGTGTTGTCGGGACACAACAAAGAATCCCGTATTGATATATCCCTCTTCCCATCCAACATCGCCAAATCTTTCCTGAATCTTGATTATCACTCCCTGTCTCATTGACTCCCTGCTACCCTTATCTTCGTAGATAGTACCTATTTTATCTTTAGGGACAATATCAAACGGATTAGGACATCCAGGCATAAGCAAGATATCTGAATCTATTACCAGTACTCTCTCGTACTGCTCAAGCAATTTTTTTACTTCTAATATTCGATAGTGAGCTAATTCGTAATCATCGCCCATCCACCCTTCTTTTTTATCTAGCACAACAAAGTCACAGCCCCACCGGGCCGCATAGTCTTCCAATATAGGGTGTGTAAGATCTGCTAATTCTTTAACGTTATCATCACACCTCGTTACCATTGCAAACTTATGTTTCATTAGTTCCCCTTAAAATGGAAGGGACACGTGGAATCGAACCAGCGATTCTTGGGTTCAAAACCCAATGTAATAGCCATTATACGATGTCCCCTTAAATTACAATTGCCTCTCACACAACAGCTTACTGTATTTCTCCACAAATCTTGCCTGTGTTTCCTTCAACTGCTTATTGCTGAAATTTTGCGTATGCCATATAGCGTTCGAATACTCGTCCACCTCTGACCAGTCAACATACTTAAAGTCCTGATTGTAATAATCAGAGCCAGGGTATGGGGCCAATATGGTAAACCCAACAACGTCTGGCCTCATTTCGTCAAGCAGCGCCTCTGTCAACAGATGGTCATCCTCGGTTTCGACTGGCATACCCAACAGGACAAACGCACGTCTCTTTATGCCATACTTCTTTGCCCACTCAAACACCTTCTTTATACGCTCGACACTTGTTCCCTTGCCGATATCGCTGAGTACATACGGACTTCCCGACTCTACCCCTATGTTGATCTGTTCACAATTCGCCTCTGCCAGTGCCTCGAACACTCGTTCATCCTGTGCAAATCCGGGATGTATATTCGCCTCCCACGGTATACTGCAAAGACGTTTTACTTTAGTCTCACAAAACCCCAATACGGTGTCAACATCCTTGTCAAATGTCGCATCCACAAGCTTGAAGTAGTTCAAATTATAATCCATTGATACATGTTGTATTTCGTCTATCAAATCATGATAGCTTCGGGTCCTGATAGGATTTGTTACCCTGTTGTATTTACCTGTCATTCCTATTTCGCCACAGAATTTACAGTGCACTTTGCATCCCCGATTCAACTGGAAAGACGCAATACGCTTTCCGGTCATTCCTTCGCTGAGATCAACACATCTGCCATTTTTGATCTCAGCACGATCTGGCCACGGTAGTTCGCTAGATTCCAATTTAGTGCCTTTAACGATCCGATCCCTCTTGCCGAGCACGATTTTGACCATTGCCAATTCCCCTTCACCAACAACGACCTGATCTACACAAGCTTCTTTGATAACTTCATCTGGCAATGCTGTGGGATGCCACCCACCGAATACTATATGAGTAAGCGGCCTATTGACCTTAATGTAGTTTGCAAGCTTTATCCCGTGTGCATAAGCAGGAGAAGTGCAACTAAAAGCCACTATATCAGAATCAAGACAACCTTCCAATATGGTCTGATCAGAGTCAAACTTACCTTGGAAGAAATTAATCTCAATGCCTTCGCCACAGTATTCTTTGCAATAAGCTATAATATAGCCTACCCCCAAAGCCTCCCACACATTCTCGTAATACGGCTGTATAAATGTTATTTTCATCTTGACAAATACTCCATTCCAGGCGTTCTTATCCTTCCAGCCGTGTTGATTATTTCGATGATTTCATCCTCAAAACCCCATACGTCACCATGAGTAGGAATAGACAAAATAGTGCCATAAAGCTTTTCGGTTTCCGTATGGCCTCTTTCAAGTGGATCATAATATACCTTCGTTTCTATGCCTGCCCGCTCTAATGCGATTCTAATGGCATCTCTAGTTACCGTGCTTTTAAACCTAAGACTAAACACGCTGTTATTTGTGCAATTAGGTACTTCTTGGCACCTGAATGGAACCGTTATGTGTTTCTTGAAATAACTTACCACAGACCTTATCTTTGCCGGATCGTAATTCTCGATTGATTGCATGGCCACTAAAGCGTTGATCTCTCCCATTCTGGCAGTTAACCTACGTAATTCTATCGCCGTTGCTGCTAATTCGTCATCATCAGTAAGGATCATACCGCCTTCCATACCTGTAACTACTTTTGTGAATGACAGGGAAACTACCTCAGCGATACCTCTCTTTCCCAGAAGCGGAAGGCCGAACCCGTGAGCCGCATCTACTATGGTGTTTTTCTTGGCAAATCCATCAAAGTTCTCTGCCATGTTTCCGAATGTGTCTACCAATAACAGCTTGCCATGATTATGGTGCGGCTCTTCCATTAACCACGTATCAGGGTCCATATCGTGAAGAATAGGTTCCCCGCCGATACAGTCCACGGCATACAACGTACTAGGCCATGTAAAAGCAGGCAGGTTTACCGCAGTACGATCGTACCCACGCTCACTGGACCCCCACCCTGCAGCCTTTAATGCTATAACGAGCCCTTGGGTAGCACTGCTACATCCGATGGCATACTTAACGCCACACGCACCCCTGAAGAAAGATTCAAGGGCTTCTACATATTCTCCTATAGAAACCCACCCAGAACCCAGGACGCCATCGATTGAAACCCTCAATGCGTTTGATTTTATATTTGGACTACCGAACAGTACTTTCACAAACAGCCCCCTTTTCAATAAGTTTACTTGCTACAGATTCCCATGAATGATGATTCTTCATATGTTCGGCAATATCAATCTCCGGATTAAATACTAACTGACTTGGAGAATCAAACCCAATAAGGTTGCTTTTGTCACCTACAACCGTTATCCAGTCAGCCCCAGCTTCTTCTATACCCTTGATATCTAAGGGGTTATCAGTAAACCATTTGACCATCTCTCTAAGGTCAGTGCAGTTCTGCGATAAGACATTTGCTCCACATGCTAAAGACTTAGTCACACGGTCGCTAAAGATAACACTGTCATGACAAAGATTCAAGACCATTCTGGAACTATTTATTTCAATTCGCTCGTCTTCTCCAAATACTGGAGGATTAACTTTCATTCCCACTGGCCAGCCATATCCAAATATTGATATATTCATACCGCCTCGGATCAGCTCCTGTATTTTGATAATTCTTGGAACCGTTGCATTTCCGATGAACAGATAATCATGGACCTTCTTTAAGTCCTCTTTGTAATAGACTTTAGGATCAAAGCCCTCAAAGATATGGTAAGCATTGTTGTTGATCATGCTGAATCTCTCGGCAACATCACTGGCTGTCGCACTGGCATAAGTGGCATTAGCTGCATAACTTGCGGCGTTGAGTTGTCGGCAAGCTGCAAAATTATCCATAAACCAATACCACGTTGGGCCAGCCATCTTTGCCCTGTCTAACATTAATGGTTCCATTTGATTAACCTTACAGAACACCACAAGGTCAAACATTTCAGCGCCAATGCGCACATCGAAATCATGATGCATTCCCTCATGTCCAAGCTCCTTGAGCCTTGTCCGGTAATTATATCCTTCTACCTCATAGCCGAGGGATCGGAATCCCTCAGCCATTGCGATATTTGTGCTTCCTTGTACGTCCAACACCCCTACGATAAGTATTTTACCCGTATTCTTCTTGTACAAAATCAAAACTCCTATTCTGGCTTAAACCCTACCATATAAATTGCTTCTGCGTTTTTAAGGCTAACAGCGTCACCAAGGGTAATCATATACTTAAACACACCCCAAGACACCTTATACTTCTGGTCCATCGGCAGGAGGTCCTCAGCTCTCGCAACCATCATGATTGCCTCGTCACCTTTGGCTTGCTCAAAGAAGTTAATAGCTAACTGCAAACATACCAGCCAATCGTGCTTCATGCTCATTAAAGGTATAACCAATGCTTTGGAATTATCATTCTTAATCATCTGTGCCACAGCAAAAAACTTAGCTGCATACTTGAAACACTCTTCGTGATTTTTTTTGGCAAAATATATTGAAGACAACAGGAAGTTACTATCCAAATAATCCGGATACTTGTCAATTGCCATCTTGGAATATGTAATCGCCTCTGCGAAGTTATCTTTCTGGCCTGCTACTGTTTTAGCCCTTGAGCCAATTTGATAGTTTGCCATAGCCACGGTATGCATTGACAGCAACTGTAGCTGAGATAACGGCTCGTACTTTTCCCACAGGGCCACGGCACGCTTACCGACTTCAATGGCCATCTCCCAATCTTCCATCCTTAAGTACTGTATGGCGAGATAATGAGATGTTTCAGGGTCTTCAGGCTGCTCTGTGTATTGAATCTTCAGCAAACGTGTTGTGCGATCCTTCTTTGCCTTCATTACCTTTTTATCCGGCAATGAATAACCATGGTGATATATGGTCAAGTTAGACTGGAGCACATCGCCCGGACAGTTCAACCTGTTGTGAACACGGTTGGTAAAGTATAAATCAGGCACAACCCTCATGATCTTACCTGTGTTAATAACACTCATTACTTCATCGGAACCCTTCGCTTTATTGATTAACACCATGTGTACGAGATTCGCCGTTGTTTTATGTGCCGAACGGACCTGATCTCTAATCTTCTTAGCATCCTCTAACTCCATGATTTCATCGGCATCCAACTGGATCATCCAAGGAGTATGTATGTGTGATATAACCTGATTACGTGCTATACTGAAACTATCCTCCCAAGTATGATGATAAACCTTAGCTCCGTAACTCTCACATATCTCCACTGTTTTATCGGTAGAACCGGTATCAACAATTACTATTTCATCAACATGTCCCTTCATGCTCGCTAAGCAGTCCCCGACACTGGCTTCTTCATTCTTAACCATCATGCCCAGAGTAACTCTCGGAACCGTGGTATCCTGAAGGGGCCAGTCCTCTCTCTTTACCTTGGGATCTGTGCCGGCATTAAATCTCCTTTTTGCTTCCGTTTCAAACATCTGCCTCATCTCTGGAGTGACCTCAACCTTACAGTCGCCTACGCAATCCGCTTCCGTCTCCCCTTCAACCTTTACTGGCACTTCTGGTTCTTTAACCGTTGCCGTGGCGCTCAATTTCATATTCCGTATCATTATATCTCCCTCTTGGTGAGTAGTTTATTTAATAGTCCCATTGCTACCGACAGGCCAGGACGGGTCGGCACTAACGCCTTCATCTTAACCCTTCTACGCTTCGCCTCCTTGTTTAGCCTGCTCTTTGATTTCTTCTTCTTCAATAATCCACCAATGCCTTCCTTACCGTGTCTTCATAAAACTTAACACCGGCTTTGAACATCATAAGAGTTTCTTCTCCTTTGGTACACTGCTCCCATACATCGTTGATCTTCTCGTCCAGTATAACAAGCCTCTTTGCCATATGAGGATTCTCTTTCTCAAGCCATCGATAGAACCCCTTCTTGTAAAACGTGCCAAGCCTGTCAAGCATCTTCCCGTACAGGTCCTCTAGTTGCTCATTTTCTATTTCCGGTAGGTTCCCCATTATATCTCCCTGTTTTTTTTAATTACGATAGTAAATCCTTCTGATGTTTCCAGCTCGAACATATCATTACCCAACATTTCTGCTACGAACATCACCACCTTTGCGGCATCTGATAATTTTGCTGATGCGTTCATTACTGCTTCTGTATACTCTTCCGGTACTAGGTTCATTGCTTCTCCTTAAAATTATAACAATATTATACCGATACACATACACACTACACTGAACACCAAAACTACCATAGCGCCGGCCAGTGCTATGCGATCCCACTTAGTATCCTCTTCCCATGATCTCATAGTGTGCCCTTCCTGTGCATGCCCAATTCTCTCTCAAGGTACCATATAGCCTTCCTGATACTCTGCTCCCTGCTTTCCGTAACCTTAGAGCCACTCCGGCAAATATACTTGATAGCATTGAGCCTGCCGAAACCGAGATGCCCCTGGTCTTCGATGAAGTCAATTACCTCTATACTGCCTTGGTTATAGTGGCTCGGATGCTCAACATTATCATTGTCAGGATCTGTCTTTATATCTTGCCCTCCGCTCATATCACCCCCCTTAATTATTAAATTACTTTTTAACCTGACTAAACGACTTCTTCAGCCGTGAGAAGAACTCAGTCCACACATTGCCGTCACCCGCACTCCTTGTTATATAAGGCTCCAACGCATTCCTTATTCTAGTCCCAGTAATAACCCTCCGGTCTGTGGAATCAGCAGCAGTCGCATTCAGTATATTGCTACAATTGAATATGTTGTGAAACTGATCCACTTCTTGCTGAGACTCAAAAGTAATATCCATGTGTATAGGTTCAAATACAGAAACCCCACGTTCCGTTTCTACTAACATAACAACCCTCCTTAAAATTCTAAATAATCATTGTCTTCCTGGCTGTCTTCTTTGCGTGGCATAATCTCCGTATAGTTAACAAGAAACCAACACGCATAAACCAACCCGACAAACATAAGCAAAGTCTCCATATCTAATTACCCCTTATTATAATCCCATCCTGTACCTCGTAATAAACGTCTATACCGACATACCGAGCCATCGACAACTCCACCATGGCCCCCTTACTGCCCTGATAACCAAGCAACATGCATATAGCATCCATCTCTGATACCAGCTTAACGTCTCTGAGTATAAAATCTGTCAGGTGCTGCCTCGTGAGATCTCTCTCTGGAGTACTCTCGTCCCATCCAATCTCATTTGCAATCTCTGCCGGATTAGTGACTTCCCAACCCGTCCCCCTAAGCTTCTTCGAAACACGATAAAATGCTGGAAAATTATACTCAGGATATCCTCTCATTGGCCCTGCAACATATATTTTCAAGTTAATCTCCAAAAGAATTGACAATGTCTCCAAGCTTATAACCCTCAAAAACCTCCCTGCTCACATCAAACCACTTTATCTTGTCCATACGCTGCCTGCTCTCACTAAAGGTACCAAGCCTCCACTTATCTTCATGATAAACAGTAACAGGCACTGCTTCTCCATGTGTCACTGGTGGGAGTATAGTCTCTGTATGAGCTTTATTAAAGGACTTTCCAATTATTTTTTCACTATTTATTTTATGTCCACATCCAGATGCTAATACTATAAGCGTTAATACTAATATTACAATTGCTGCTGCAGCGAAAATTTTATCTAACATTGCTCTCTCCTTTTCTAAAAAAATAATCAGTATATATAAAATCACTTCATCTAGCTCCAATATACATTGTTAATTAAAAATTGCAACATAATTTTAAAAAAAATAATCCGTATATTATAAAGCTTTTTGCATAAAGCACTTAAACGCTTAAGACCCCCCTACCGGGTTGATATTTGAATTGTAGGGAATTTAAGGTTAGAGTGCAGATACATAATAGGAGGGAGGTCCATACTCGATCCAGGGCGGTTAGGGGAGGGGGGTTGCGATTGCGTCTGCGACTCGATCTCAATCTCATGGTCCATTTCATTAGACTTATGACTATCTGTTGAATTAATAAACATATGTAGGCATGCATTTATGAGTGATTTTATTATCATAGTTTCCCCTTATGATTGTATAAATTAACAACATATGATTGAGACTGAAGTTCAACATAACATAATGTACCTTATCAGACGTTAATGAGACTGTGTCTCAATGGTATCATTATCACTTATGTCGGTAACATCAATGAGCTGTTTAGGCTTACCCTTATTCAAGGCCAGTATGTTTTCAGCCTTAATCAAACCCATGATGAACGACTCTTGTGTTTCTCCCTTGTCTTCCTTATCAGGTTTAATTGGTGGAACAAGCTTGACGTAATGCTTAATGAATTCACCATAATTGACCAGCTTACCGTCTTCATTCATTTCAAGTGCCCATGACATAAGCTTATCTATGCCACCTATCTCATTGAAGGCTTGCTCAAATACTTCCCTTTGCTTTCCCTTGTAATTATTATTCTTTGCACTCATAGACGATATTATCCCTTCTAAATTCATTCTATCTAAATTAACCTATCACCATTAATTACTGATTAAGCTTATAATACGTGATTACTCATTATTCAAAAGCATTCCACTTGATTTATTTATTTTTTATTTATCCTTATTTATCTGTCAAGCTATCTATTCAGGTATTGTATTATCATGTCCTTTATATGTTACCCGTCCAACCGCCACCAGTATAAAGAGTATATAACTATTATTAAAGGCAATTCCTAACGTTGTCGGCAAAGTATAAAAATATATTCCTATGCGGCATTCCTGGAAAATACCTATGTGTCATATTGACATACCATGTGTCATAATGGCATTGGTGCTTAAGTCTATAATCTAGGCCGGTTTAAGATGATTTATTCCTTATCGACTCATTATCGTGTGCCACATTGACATGGCGTGTTATTATCAATAAACTACCTATAAATTATTAAACCCTTGTACAATATACACTTAAGTATTTTATGTCCATTGGCACACGCTATGCTATTATATAAATCATCTAATTA